AGCAAAATCATTTCAAGATGTTTCGATTTCAGAATTTATAAGACAGTTAGAATACAAAGCTAAGTGGTATAGTAAAACTATTTCTAAAGTAGATATGTTTTATCCATCATCACAATTATGTTCTAATTGTGGTTATAAGAATTCTGAAGTAAAGAATCTTAATATTAGGGAATGGACTTGTCCAAAGTGTGGTGTTCATCATGATAGAGATATAAACTCAGCGATAAATATTCTAAATGAAGGATTACGACTTTTAGAAGTGTGAATATATAATTATAACCGTGGGACACATGGGGTTAGCCTATTGTCTGGATGTAAGACTCTTTTAAAATAATATTAAGAGAGCAGACCTTTGTGTAGGAACTTCAAATGACTTTAAGTCATGAGAGGATGTCAGATTATAATATAAATTATTATCCGTTTTTGGGGGTATGTAATGGCTACACTAACAATGTTAAGTCCAGGTGTATACATGAACGAGGTTGACAAAAGTCAATATACTACAGACTCCTCTACTTGTATTATTGGTATGGTAGGTGGTGCTAGGTTTGGTCCTGTCGGTGTACCTACTTTGATTTCTTCACAACAAGAGTTAATTAAAACTTTTGGCGAACCTGTTGAAGGTGAGTATGGGTTATATAGTGCTTTAATGGCATTGACTCATGCTAGTCAAGTAGTTTATACTCGTGTTGTACGAGGTGGCACAAAAGCTACTTCTGGTAAGATTGGTACTGATAAAGTTCTTTATCGTTCCGCTGTAATTGGTGAGGCTAGTAATGGTCTTAAAATCACTCAATCTGCATTGACTGGTGGTAAATTTACAGTTACTGTTAAAGATTCACAGGATGTAGAGAAAGAAAAGTTTGAAGACTTGACTTTGACTTCTTCAGAGGAAAACTTTGTAGAAGCTGTAATTAACGCTAAGTCAAAATTGATTCGTGCTGAATTACAGACTACAGGTAGTATCGAGGCAAAAGAGTTTGTGTTAGGTGACGCTGTAAAAGGTGGCAACACTGGTTCTAATGCACACGCTGGCAAAAAGGGTACAAATAAAGTACTCTTAGAGTCAAAATACTTTGATTCTAAATTAAATGGTTGTTCAGCTATTTTTAGTGCTATTGAAGAGTTCACTCAAACATTTAATGTTCGCATCGTAGATGAGAATGGTAATGTGGTTGAGCAATTCAGTACACTATCTCTAGACCCTAAATCTCCACGATTTATAGAGACTATTATTAATAATGGTTCTATTCGTGTGAATGCTAAAGTTGATACTGACTCATCTGTTACATATCATGAAGATACATTAATCTTCAGTGGTGGTGATGATGGTATTCTTGGAATTACTGCTAGTGATATCATTGGTGACGTTTCTGGTGGTGGGTTACAAAGTTTCTCTAACCCTGAGACTGTTACTATTGATGTATTGACTGCTAGTGGTTGGAGTGATGCTAGTGTTATTAAAGCTGGTTTGAGTATTGTAGAGAACCGTGCGGATTCAATTTTCCTTGTAGACCCACCATTTGGTATGAGTGTACAAGAAATGATTAATTGGTCTAATGGCAAAGGTTCTTATACTAATCAAAATGGTTTGGATACTTCTTATGGTGCTTTATATTGGCCGTGGTTACAAATTAGTGATAACTTCACTAACAAAAATATTTGGCTACCACCTAGTGGTTTTGTAGCTGGTCAATATGCATATAATGATAAAGTAGGTTTCCCTTGGTTAGCACCTGCTGGTTTAAATCGTGGTAGAATTACTAAAGCTATTAATACAGAGTATTCACCTACACAAGGTGAACGTGATGCTTTGTATGGTCATAGGAATGTGGTAAACTGTATCACTAACTTTATCGGTCAGGGTATTGTTATTTGGGGCAACAAAACTTTATTACGTCAACCAACTGCATTAGATAGGGTTAATGTACGTAGGTTGATGAGTTTCTTGGAACGTAGTATCGCAGCGAAGTCTAGGTACTTTGTATTCGAGCAAAACTATGATGCTACATGGGAACGTTGGAAAACTCTTGTAGAACCAGTTTTAATTAATGCTAAAAATAATGGTGGTTTATACGATTATAAAATCGAGTTAGAAGCGACTGCACAAGACTATGAAAACAATCGTATGCCTATTAGTATTTACGTTAAACCTATTAAAGCCGCTGAGTTCATTAGTTTGACTTTCAACATTATGAACTATAGTGCGAGTTTCAACTAATAAGGGGGATATGATATGAGTCAATTAAACGCCGCCTTTATGTCTATGGACTCAACGTATGAGGTTCAACGTACCAACAACTTTAGGTTTATTGTAGATTTAAGTGAGTTCTCTAATAACACCTCTTCTTCTAGTGGTGATATTATTGAATTGGCTTGTGATAGCACAGGTCTACCTACTGTATCTAATGACCCTATTGAGTTGGATTATGGTAACTCACAAATCAAGGTAGCTGGTAAAGCAACTACCGATGATATTACAGTTGCTGTAAAAGACTTTATCGAACCTGACGTAGAGAATATTCTATGGCAATGGAGGATGAAGGTTTATAATCCTAAAACTGGTAAAGTTGGTTGGGCGAATAACTATAAACGTACATGCATGATTGTTCAATACGGTCCGAATGGTGAAGTATTGAGGAAATGGCAATGTGATGGTTGTTGGCCGACTAGTCTAGATTTAGGTGAATTAGATTATTCTAGTGGTGATAAAAAACAAATCAGCATGAACTTGTCTGTAGATACTGCTTATCTTGTACGTGATGGACAAAATACGCATATTTATGGTACTGATTAGTCTATAGGTATAGATGATAGGACATAACTTTGTTATGTCCTATTTTTATGTTATAATATAGATGTGTGGTAATAATCTTTTCTTAGTGTTATTTGTTGGAGGTTGTAAGTTGGAAAATAAATTAGAGGACTATCAATTACGTTTTGTTGATGAATATCGACAATTAAAAGAGAGATGCGTTAAATTACGTAAGTTAATCACTAAATATGACGCTGGTGTGTTAGATTTCACTCCTAAGTGTGATACTGGTATCTTACGGCAACAGTTAAAATATATGGATTGTTACCTATATATTTTAGAAGTTCGAGCAGAGATAGAAGGTATTGACTTAGATAAGTATCTATAGTATAATGACTTTGTTAGATGATGACTCAGACATGGGTTTTTAATAGAGCGACATTTTATAAGAGTGTCGCTCTATTATTTTATATATGTTTATGGGAAAGCTTTTGTAGTTTTGGGGTTTACATTCTTATTGTTTTGTGGTATATTTAGATGGAAGGTAGGAGTGGTTTACCTACCTATAAGGATGCTGAGATGTTTTAGTGCGTTAAGTCTGAGTGTCTGTCTCCGTCTTGCTTTGTAGTACATTGTTTTTTGAGTTTTCCTTTCGCAATGTATTACAGAATACTTATTATTTTTCTTATTGGAATATAGTTTTACATGATTTAGTGTGTTAGTTCACACTGCTCTCCTGTCTGAGTGTTACATCAATTACTTCGGCTCTTATTGATGTAACACTCTTTTTATGTTTTTAATTTTTGTTTAACTTTATTGATTATAGATTGTGATGTTTTGTAGTTTACTATTTTATATATAGTAAAATTTAGGGTATAATTTTTAATTTGTGAATTATAGGTAAATTTCATCTTATATACATTATTGGGTGAGAGTTAAGTAGATACATTTTTACATCATATTCTACGGAATACATTAGATGGTTATGTGTAGATTGCACAGTACTTTATGATAGGGATACTAAAGCTAGTTACAGGTAATCATATTTAGTATAGGTAGAGGTGGTGTTCTATGAATTTAATTGAGATGTTATCTGTTTTAGGTATGAACATAAGTATAGGTGATGTTTCATTGGCAACATTACTCTTACTGACTATCATACAAATATCTCCTATAGAGTTTAATCCTCTTTCAGTTATTTTATCTATGATTGGAAGAGAGTTAAATAAGGAAGTAATAGATAGGGTTGAGAAGCTTGAAAAATTTGGGGAGTCAAATAGTAAGGATTTAAGTCGGTTATCCTATGAAATTTCTGAGACAAGGGCAATTAATGCTAGGTCTAGGGTGTTGGAATTTAATGATGATTTGTTGCATAATGTAGCTAAGTCAAAAGAAAGTTTTGACCATATTATGACTGATATAACTTATTATGAGCAATTCTGCAGAAAACATGTTGACTTCCATAATCATGTATCTGATATGGCTATTAAGAATATAGAGGATATTTATCGTAAGCGATTATCAAAGAATGATTTCTTAAAATAGATTAATAGTTGTATTTAGTATAGTAGAGATAGTAGTGATACTATCTCTATTTTTATTGTTAACTGTGAAATATGATTACACTATATATACTTTTGTAAAATGATAGTTTAATACTTTTTAGATAGTGTATGTGAATAATACAAAAGAGGTATAAGGTGGAAGATAATCGATTTGATTTAGGTGCAGATGTATTTGGTGATGGTGCATCTGGGGTTACATCTACAGTGGTAGATAAAGATATTAAAGAAGTAAGTAATAATACTGCAGAAGAGGTAAGAGTGGAAGATACAAAAAAAGAAGATTTGATTGCTAAAGATTTAGAGAGGGAAAGTAAAGAAGCTGGTTCTAAGAAAACAAAAGTAGATTATGAGTCTACTGTACTATTACCGTCTAAGGGTATTCTTTATAAAGAGGATGGCATCCCTGCTAATATTACATTACGTGGTATGACAACACGTGATGAAAAAATTATGTATGCTAGTCAAGGGGCAGATGTTTTCAAAAAGATTTTAAGGAACTGTATTGTTTCTCCTGAGAATATTGATATCAATCGTCTAATTAGTGCAGATGAGATGTTCCTAATTCTTCAATTACGTATGGTAACATTTGGAGATAAATATAAAGTACGTTCTACATGTCCTCATTGTGGTAATACAGATGAACATGAAATTAGTTTATCTGACTTTGATATTATGTACTTAGATGATAACTTCACTGAGCCTATTAATGTTGAGTTACCTGTAAGTGGTGATACTTTGTCATTACGTTTGTTGCGTAATTCTGATACAGAGTTTGTTGAAAAGTATGCACGTAGGTTCGCTAAACAATTCAATCAAAATTACAAAGAAGTTATGTATATCTGTAGGATGGCAAAATACATTACTGCTATTAATGGTAAGGCTGTAGATTTTGTAGATGCTCGTAGTTATGTAGAAAACATGGTGTCTATGGATAGTGCTAAAATGCAGACAGTAATTAATAGTATCATTGTAGGTGTAGATACTATTGTTGACCATGAATGTACTTCTTGTGGTGAAATTTATGATTTCGCTATGCCTATTACAAGTGAATTCTTTCGTCCCACAATTAAGTGAGTTCAATTCAGACGAATATAATAATAAGGCTAGAGATATACGTTTTACTGCGTTTCGTTCTTTAATGAAAGAAGAGTTTCAATTAGCATACTTTGGGAAGATATCCTATGAGTCAGTTGAAAATATGAGTTCACTAGAGAGACGGACGATGTATCAAATTTTGGTCGACCAGAAAAAAGAAGAGAAGAAAGCACAAGATGAGGCTATCAAATCCGCTAAAGAGAAAAGGTCTACTAGAGGGAGGAGGAGATGATAACCTCATCTCTTTTTATAATTATTAAAGGTTGTATATATGGCTGATTTACAAGATAAAAAACAACTAAATAAACGTATACAACGGATAGAAGAAAAAGAAGCTAAGAAGGCTGAGAAGAAGATAGCGTTACGAGAAAAGCGTTTTGCTAAGATGCTAGATTCTCAAATGACAATGTTAGAGTCTTTTTATAATACTACTAATAAGTCAGCTCAGGGGATGCTTAGGGATAGTATGGATAATCAGCAAGCTATATTAGAAGATAGTTTAGCTGATATGAAACGTGAATTTACCTTATATGCAAAATATATGGATAATTCAAATCGTAAGTACTATAAAGGTATGATTCAAGTAGCGGATGAAAGTCTACAGACTATGAAAGATACTGTGTCTAAGCGTTTTGGTGAAATATCAGACGAGTTTGATGAGGAAATGATTGGTATGACCAATTCATTTACTGATAGGATTAAAAGGTTCTCTAAGGGTGTTAGGGACGCCGCTGTTGCTTTAGAATTAACAGATATGGCTGACTCTGTAAAGAGTAGTTTAACAGATATCACTGACTCATTTATTGATAATTTCCGTGAAAGAAGTGCTAAATTAAATGGCAATATCTCTAAGAGTGATTATCAACGAATGATAGGTGGTGTAGTAGACTCATCATATGCTATGGGTAGGAACGAGGCATCTGAACTTGTTAATGGTATCATGGATGAGATGGGTATGAAAACTGCTAAACAGTTAGACCCTTATATTAAAGAAGTAGCTAGTTTACATACTGCTATTGATGCTAATATTAGTGATTTATCTAGCATTATTAAGATGGATATCAATAGTGGTGGTAAAGGTGATGTACTACGTGAGATGTCTAATATCGCTACTGGGTTAGGTGCAGATAAAGACTTGACAGTTGATAGTAATGCTATGTTATCTTCAATGAATGAACATATTGAAGATTTATATGGTTTGTCTAAAAAAGATTCTGTTAAGTTTAAGGGCATGACTAAATCATTAGCAATAATGGAAAGTATTCAACAGCAACAATATAATAAAGGCGTTGAAGAAGCTGGTGGAAAGATTATTGAATGGTCTAAGATGTCAGTTCCTGAGTTGCTAAAAGATGATGATTTTGTTAATTTCATGTCTAGGACTGGTATGAGTGCAGAAGATTTCAGAGGTGCTATTGATAGTGGTCATGCAGATGAAGTTATGAAGTCGATGCAAGATGTCTTTGTTGCTAATAAAGATGACCCATTCGCTTTGAATCAATTAAGAGAGTCAGTAGGGTTTAGTTCAGATGCTGTAGCACAGATGTTCGCTAATGCTGATAATTTATCAGACGACTTGAAGAAGGTTTCTGATAATATTAATAAGAACACAAACTTAACTAAGTCTAATTCAGAAAGTATGGCTGGGTATGCAAGTGGTCCGATAGAAAAATTGGGTAATTGGTTATCGGATTCTTTCCCTGTTAGGATGGTTTCTGACTTCTTTGGAGAGTTAGATGTTAAAGCCGCTAACATGGCTAACTACGCTATTATTGCATATACAGTAGCTAATCAATGGGGTGATGTTAAATCATTACTTAAAACTATAGCATCTCCAATGAAAGGATTCGGTAGTTTCCTTAAAGGTGGTGGCTTAAAAGCATTATTTAGTTCTAAGGGTGCTTTAAGTGATGGTATAGCACGAGGTTTAAAATACGTATTTACTGGGAATGGTTCTTTTATTGCTCTTATAATTAAGAAGTTTAAGTCTGTATTCTCTTGGATAGGGAAAGTATTTTATGCTAATGCTCCTGATAAGATGATAAAAGTATTTTCTAAGATAGGTTCTAAGATGGCTCCTGTATTCTCAAAATTCTTTGGTGATATATTCACTAAGATAGGTGGTACTGGTATAGGGAAGCTTGCTAGTAAGATTTTTGGTGGTGGAGTATTCAAATTTTTAGGAAAAGCAATACCTCTTATTGGTGGTTTCTTTGATGTTATTTTAGATTTCTTTGGTGGTTTAAATAAAGCAGATGAATGGTTTGGTAAAGACCATAATTTATTACAGACTATATTGAGTGGTTTGATAGGTGCTATCTTTGGTACTGGTAGTGGCATTAAGGGAGATAAGACATTTATGGAAAATCTTCTTGAAGCCTTAGGAGGTGCAATAAAAGGTGGTGTTGCAGGTTTTGCTTTAGGTGGTCCTGTTGGTGCTTTGGCTGGTATCATTATAGGTGCTATAGCAAGTGCTATAGGTGGTGATAGAGTTGCTGAGGCTTTCAAATCATTAACTGATTACATCACATCTATTCCTGATAGGATTATAGGAGCATTTACTACTGCATTTGATGCTGTTCATGATTTAATTGCTAACTCATGGGTTGGTAATTTATTAGGTATGGAGAAAAATAATCCTAATAAGTCTACTACTGATAACGTCACTGCAATAGCTAGTACATTGTCATACTTAAATCCTTTTGGTTTAATGAATAGTGTATTGAGTAGCTTTGGTTCTCATGCAGATGGTTTGTCTAATGTTCCTTATGATAACTACCCTGCTTTCTTACATAAGGGTGAGGCAGTCTTGACTTCTCAACAAGCTGGTGCTGTTAGGTCAGATGGTGGAATACCAGTGGGTGGTAGTTTCATTGACGCTTTAGGTTTAAATGGCGAAGTTGGTCAAGGTCGCTCTGTCTTAGAGAAAGTGTTTAGAGGTGTATTTGGTATCACTGGTCAAGACACATATGGTGAGGGTGGCTTATTTGGTAATATTTTCAAACACTTATTAAATATGGGTACTGGTGGTATATTAGGTAATTTACTTGGAGATAGTGGTTCTATCTTTGATAAGTTGAAAGAATTCTTAAAAGGTGGTTCCTCTAGTAGTGGTAGTGTTGGTGGTGGAAAGCCAGCTGGTATGTCAACTGGTAATGGTGATGGTAAGAGGATTTGGGACTTCTTAGCTAAGGCTGGTTATTCTGCAGAAGGTATAGCTGGCATATTAGGTAATTTACATGAAGAAAGTGGCTTTAGGAGTGGTGCTATACAAGATGATGGTGGTACTACTAATGAGTCTTTATTGCAACAAATTACTGCTAGTAAAGATGCTTTCTTGGCTCATGAAGGTGGATTCGGTTTAGCACAGTGGACTGATAAAGGTCGTAAGAGTGCTTTATGGGATTATGCTCAATCTAAAGGCACTAGTGTTGCTGATTTCCAAACACAACTTGAGTTCTTATTAAAAGAATTACAAAGCAATTATTCTAGTACTTCAGACGCATTAAAAGGTCAAATCTCTGTGGATAGTGCATCTGATATTTTTGGTAGAGAGTATGAAGGTTTTGGTGCAGATTCAGCCGCTAGTAGGTTAGAAAAATCTAAGAAGTTCTATGAAGAAAATACAAAAGGTACTCCTCAGTATGCTCAAGGCACTCCTTTTGTACCAGATACACAAGTTGCTCTTATTCATGAGGGTGAGATGGTTGTGCCTGCTGATAAGAATCCTTTAAATACTAATACTACAAGTACAGTTGTATCTGATTCTAATAGTGGTTCAGATGATGTAGTCGATGCTATTAAATGGCAAGTTATGAGGTTAGAGAGCAAGTTAGATACATTAATTAATGTGATAGCGAGTGGTTCTAATTATCGTGGTAGTGGTGTTAGTTCAGATGCATCAGTGAATAATTTATTGAAGGTTTGAGGTAAATAGATGGCTAATGACTTTAGTTCTGACAATTATTCAATGTCAGTAGGTAAAAGTGGTGTAACAACGATGCAATGGAATCCTACTAATATAATTCCTTGCTATATTGTTAATCTAGTTACTGGTACTAAGATTAATTTTGCTACATTACCTACAGACGTTTCTGAGGATTATGGTGCTAGTTTTGGTCAACAACAGCCTATGGGACGTTCTTCGCCTTATTTCAACTATGAAGGGAGTGAGGCGAGAACTGTTTCGTATAGTGTAACTCTACATAAAGATATAGTTCCTGATATGGAGAATGTTGTATTAGAGTGTAAGAAGTTAGTATATCCTAAATATACAGGCAGTTTAGTGACTCCACCTTATTGTTATGTAAGATTTGGTGCTATGATAAATATTACAGCAATAGTTAACTCTGTTAGCATTGAGTGGGGTGGTGCGGCTGGCACTATTCTAGGTGATACATTAGATAGTGAGTCTTTAGGTGGGAATAGTTCTCCTACTTATTCTGACGTTCAGATAAGTTTTAGTTTTACTGAGATAAGGGCAAGGTCTTTAATGCAAGCAGATAATGTGTTCGATGAAGGTCCTGTGAGGTAGGTGTTTTAGTGAATAAACCGTCATTAATAAAGACAGAGATTACACAGTCTTTTAAAAGTAGACAAGATAAAATATCTAGGTACTCAAATTTAAAGAGATTAGTTAATCTAAATGGCGATACATATATAGAATCACCTAATAAGTTTGAGATAAAAGAAAGTAATCGTGATATATACTATGCTGTTGAGAAGGGGTATGAAAATAGGTTAGATTTAATTTCTAATAAGTTTTATGGTACTCCTTTGATGTATTGGGCAATAGCTGTCATGAATCATATAGATAATCCTTTAGATGTGTCATCTGGTGTAGTTCTTAGAATACCAGCTATAGAATCCATTTATGACACAGGAGTTATTCAGATATGAGTGATTTCAAAGAAAGTCAAATAACAAGAGATTTAAGTGGTCATCAGCCTTTATATGCTTTTATTGATTTGGTGATTGATGGTCATAATATTTCTTATTTTGGCAATAAAGATTACAATGAATCAGTTATCAGTCTTAATGTGGAACGTAAAGGAAAGTCGAATCAAGATTTAGCTGGTTCGACTTTTGACATTGAGTTATATGATGATACAGCTTTACGTATAGAAGAATTATTAGCTAATGCTATCCCAGCTGGTAAGAATTGGAAAACTGCTAAACAGTTGAAAGATACAGGCAATGCTGTTACACAGGGTAATGTAGATTGGCAAAATTCTGAAAATAAAAAGAAAGATGAAGAAGCTGAAAAGGCTAATACATATACAAAAGAAGATGAAAAGAAAGACCCTACACATAAAGAAGGTACTAAAAAGAATGTAAGTGCTAAACAAGAGGGAAATGTTAGGTGTCGATATGGTTGGTGTAATAGAAAAGGTCAAGTTATTGAGGATATATCTTTAATAGGTAAGGCTTTAAAATATACACTCAACTTTGAGGGGCCTGCCTTAACTTTAACTTTAAACTGTGTAGCTGAGTCAGATGTTAATTCTACTAAGAAGTTAAATATGACCTTTGATGTAGCTACTTATGGTGGCAAGCCATCTGAAATTGTACGTGCTATGTGTCAAAAAGCTGGTATTGCTATAGGTCGTATTGTAGAGACTAAACCTATTTTAGGTGAGGATGGTAAACCTAAAGAGTTTAAGACTGAAACAAAGAATATGAGGGAGTTTATCTCAGATGAGTTATTAGAAAAATCTGAGCCTTTAGATTCTGATAAGCCTGGATATCGTTATTTTACACAAGTTGTAGATGGTGTAGAAAAGGCTTATTTCGTACCAAATGAAATGTATGGTGATATGACAGTTGTTACCTATAAGAAGATGGAAGATAATACATCTTCTACGAGTGCAACGACTGCTAATAATGGTGGTAATGCTGTTGGAAATGAAGCATATCTAAAAGTCATGGGTGTTTCTTCTCATGTATTAGGGAGTAATCGTTCTTCAGGTGTTAGTGTAGTTGGTAGTGGTAAGGTAATTTTTGTAGGTGATTCTAGGGTTAAAGATTTAAGTGAGTCAATACCTACAAATAAAGATATAGCATATATTTATGATGAAAAAGCTAATTATAGATGGCTAAAAGATAATATAGATACAATAAAAAGTCAGGCATCACTAGGTAGTCGAGTTTATATGATGTTAGGGTTAAATGATTTAGATAATATTATTAATTATGTAGATTATTATAACTTATTGGCACGTAAATTTGAGTCTATAGGTGTTCAATTCTTTGTTGTTTCTGTGTTACCTGTTTTCATGGCTAAATCGACTATCAAAAATAGTAAGATACAGGCTTTCAATCGTGCTATAGATGATAATCATTGTAGGGAACTTCATTATGTTGATATATTTAATTCTATTCTATTATCACTAAAGAGTAATAATACTAAGGAAGATGGTATATCATATAATAAAAGGTTAATGCAAGATGTCTATAATCGTATCATCTATTATAAAGAGACAATTAATAGTGATAGACATTATGATGTAGCTAATAAGGGTAGGATAATCAATGGTGTAGAATTTACTACTCATAGTGTTCCTGATATGCTTAGTCGTTCTTCTTATCAAGGCAATGTATCTGAGGTAGAGACTTATGGTGACGATGCTTTCATTGAAGAATTGATTACAAAATATGTAGCTGTGGCTTTGGCTGAATCAGATTCAGAAGATATTGCTACATTGATGTCAGATTTAGGTGATTTACGCAAGTATTTACTAAGTATTCAAGAAGGTTCTTTAAAGTCACCTTTAGGTTCAACTGCTACTATAGGCAATGTAAGTCCTTTGAGTTCATCTGAAAAGGTTTCAAAACCTGATATGAATAAGATAACTCAATCTTTATTAAAGATTTTTGGTAAAGATAAGATAGATGGAGATATCTCTAAATACATTGACTTTGTTAATAAATTTAGTGGTTCTATTCAAGGAAAAGATTCAAAGTCTATAGACGATTATGCTAATGTGTTTAAAAGCATTGTAGGCTCTAATAGTGTTTCTAAGATAGTATCAGATGCTGTTAAACTTATTTCTGAGAATAGGGATAAAATACTTAATAATCAAGAAAACAATAAGACTGCATTATATGGTGGTATAGCAGATAGTCTTTTAAATACATTGTTACCAAATCAATCACCTAATATTAAAAAGATTCATGATAAGATTACGTCTGTTATGTCTTTAGATAAAGATAAGATTAAAAGTGGTGATTATGGAGAAATAGAATCTCTTATTTCAAAAGAATTAGGGGTTAATAATACTGCTATTGATACTTATGTAAAGACTGCTAAGACTTTAGTTGAGTTGTATAAGAATAGGGAGTATTTTGATATCAAAGATACTCGTTTCATGGCTAAAGATTTACTGACAAGTGTTGTTGGTAAAGAAAAAGTAGAAAAGGTACAAAAATATGTAGATACTGCTCAAAATATCTATAAGGCTTTGAATGGTGCTAAAGACGTGACGAGTGTTCAGGGTGCAATTCAAGGATTATCAGATGTATTAGGGAAGAAGTCTAAGATTTCTAAGTATATAGATACTGCTAATTCTATGTTAGATATTGTCAATAAGGGACAAGTAGGAACTACTATTTTTGATACAAATAATGGTATTGGCAATATCATTAAAGGTCGTTTACCACAATTAACTAAGCCAGGTTCTCTTGGTGGTATTGTAGCATCTACGACTGGCATTGCTAATGTGTCTAGAGATGAAGTTTTAAAAGCGAATATACCTAATAGTGTTAATAGTGGTGTTGTAGGTCTTAATGGTGCTTTAAACAATGCTACAAAAGGTGCTAATATCAATTTAGGGAATGATGGTATCACAGATGAAGAGATGAAAAAAGGTGTACGCTCTATTACTTTTGGTGGTAAAAAGCAAAAGATGGAGATTTGTGGTGAGTTTGAGATTTATACAGGACGTAGAGATAGTCAAGTCATTAGTTTCTCTCCTGAGTTTGAATCTGATAAGATTGCTACAGATAAAGTACCTACAAATGCTTTAAGTATCGATTCTGTTCGGAATGAGATGCTAGAGTGTACTATTGAGGGTGTTGGTGGTAGTCTAGCAAGTGATGCTTATAAAGATAGAGCAGAGTCAACTACTGGTGTTGGTGTAGTACTAGGTATGAGTGGTTCTTCTTTTAAAAACTTAGAATCATCAGCCGCTAGTATGTGGTCTAGATACTTTAGTTCAGTATATGGGGCTAGTCTAGAGATAATGGGTAACACTAAAGTTAAGTTTGATGGTCATATCAAGATTGCAGTCTATACAAAATATGGGTTTTTACATCATACAAGTGGTGTATATCATATTCAAGGAATTACGGATACTATTTCGGATGGCATGTTTACTACTTCTTTAGATTTGCAAAAAAATAGTGATAAAGCTAGACAGAAATTGAAGGGAGAAAGTGCAAAGAAATTGGATACAAATAAAATTAGTGATACAGATGGTAAATATTGGGTAAAACAAAATACAAGTGTTTCTGTTGAGGGTTGTATTAAGGATGTACCTAATGCCTTAGAAGATTTAGGTAAGTGGTTCTTTGATAGAACTGGTCATAAATTAGTTTGTACTGCTGGTACAAATGGTGAGCATGCTAGTGGTCCGCATAGTCATGCTAATGGTTGGAAAATGGACGTTAATGATTGGTTCGGTCCTGAAGGTTTATCTGGGGGTTGGATTATTAATGGTGATGATAGTCCTGGTAGTTTGTGCTACGAGTTCATTGAATATGGTAGGTCTATTGGTTTAGGCATGAACTTTGAAGGAGACCATATAGATGTTCAAATGGATGGTTCTGAGTGGAACGATAATAACCCTGGTGGCAAACAAGATAATGGTGGTTATAGGGGTTAATCTATATGTCAATAAATAGTAATGACTTCTACGGTAGTTTACAGGCTCCGACTGAGTTAGGTGGTATATTCCGTGCTAGAGTTGAGAATAATGTAGACCCTTTAGGAATAGGTAGGGTTCAAATACGTGTACCTATGATACACCGCACTATTTCAAGTGGTGGTACTTCTACTGAATCATTACCTTGGGCATCTTATTGTTCATCTATTGGTGGTGGATATAATTACGGCTCTTTTATTGTACCTGAGATTGGTGAGTATGTATGGGTCATGTTCGAGGATATGGATTCAAATAAGCCTGTATATTTAGGTTCTGTGTTTGGGACTGACTCTACTTTAGAAAAGAGATATGGTAGTGAAGAGACTACTGGTGTATGGAGTGGTGTAGTAGGTGCTAATGAAGTGCCTATCGAATCACAGCGTGAATCTCCTACTCATAAGATGATATACAAATCTCGTCATGGTTCTATGATGTATTTTGACACCGATGATGAGACAAATTCTATTGGTATTGAAGATGCTAATGGTCAGAAGTTTAAGATTTCATCGTCTGAGGGCAAAGAATTTATCATCATGGAAGGTGAGAATAATGTCTTAGTTAAGATACATGATGGTAAAATTGATATAGGGTATGAAGGTGGTAGAGGGATAGAAGTTATTCCTAATAGTGGTAATATTACATTAAAAGCAAGTGGTGCTACTATTACAATATCTGATTCCATTACTATGTCAGCTGATAGTGTGAGTGTAAAATCTAATTCTTTCAAGGTAAATTCTAATAGTATACGTATGCAAGCGGATAATGTTAGGATTATAGAGAGTTAATTCTTTACAGATAAGATTTAATGTGTTATACTTCATATGTAATTAAGTTTTCTTTTCATTTCTTAATTACAGGGGTTTATTGTGTACATAAACTTCGCTCCTTTCAAATATGACACAGTTCAAAAATAGCGTACTCATGTAATGTGGGTACGCTATTTTTGTGTTAATTTACATATGGGAATTAATTATATATTAATGGGAGAGGTATAGGTGATTTTATGGCTTTTTATTACAATGAAGAATTTAAAAATACAATAGCTGGTAGTGGCTTATCCTTGTCAAAGACATTTAAACAAAACTTTAGAGATGGTAAGGGAATAACAAATGTAATAAGTGGTGAAGATAAGATTAATGAAAGTATCTATACTATCTTATCTACTAGGGTTGGTGAGAGGTTTTTTCTTCCTGAGTTTGGTAGTCGATTACATTTAGTTATATTTGAGCAAAATAGATTTGTGGCACACGATTTAATCTCTATTTACATAAAAGAAGCATTAGGTAATTGGGAAAAAAGAATTGTTGTCGAAGATGTTAGTTTAGGTAGTAATTGGGAGGATTCAAATACAGTACCTATACATATAACATACCGCATAGCTAATAGTAACATTATGGGTTCATATGTATATCCATTTAATAAGTCTATTGATGGTGTGGATATGTATGAATTAGGTGGTGCTGTAAGTACTACATCGTACTAGAAAGGAGGTAAGGATTGGCTAGTAGTAATAATAGCTTATCATATACAAATAGGGATATTGTTAGTATACGTAAAGAATTAATAAATACTATACCAAAGTTGACAGATAAGTGGACAGATTTTAATGAATCTGACTTAGGTATTACACTTATTGAATTGATGGCTGGTGTTCAAGATATGCAAAACTTTTACTTGGATACACAGGCTTTTGAGACATATTTAGATACTGCAGTTCAAGATAAGAATGTTAGAGCGTTATTACGTTCTATGAACTATCGGATTCCATTAGCTAAGTCATCTGAGTGTAAGGTTAGGATTGTATTTGTTAATAATGACAATAGGGAGATAACAATTCCTAAATACACCTCTTTTACAAGTAGTATCAATTCAAGTGTAGTAAACTTTGTTGCAAAAGAGACAATTACAAAGAGTGGTTCTTTTGAATATATAGATATTCCTGTTATGGAAGGTATTTCTAGGACTATGACATGGTCAAAGGATGATTTAAATTCTAATAAAAATGTTGATGGGGATGTATCAAGACGTATTTATTTAGGGTATAAGAATGTTTCAGATGGTTCTGTTGAGATTGTACAGCATGGCAATATTTGGAAAGAGTGCGATGATTCGTTACTAAAATATGAAGGTGGTAGATGGTATTCTGTTCATGTTGATAGTGATGGTCAAGTGTATGTTTTAATGTCTGTTAATTTTCTGCAATTAGTAGAAGATGGTGATAGTTTAGATATTAACTTTGTGACTACAAATGGTATTAAAGGTATCATAGATATAGATACTATTGATACTATTAACTTGAATATACAAGATGTACAGCGTATTTATAATACAACAAAGTCATATGATGCATCGGATTCCCCTAGCAGTGCTGATTTACAGAATATGAAAGTATTGGCTAGACGTAATGCTGTGACTATGGGTAGGTATATTACATTAGAGGATTTTGAGACTGCAGTATATGAGCAGTCTTATGTGTTTCAAGCTGTTGTAAAAGATTGGAAGTATTCTGATTATGTAAATGAGCCTTATGTTGTTAAAGTATGGGCAGTTAATACCTTAGGTGAATCTCTAGGGGAATTAACTCGTGAGAAGTTAAAGAAAGAATTAATGTCTAAGGCAATAGCAGATGTAACTGTACAAGTACTAGAAGTAGAGTCAGTTGATTTTAATATTGATGTAGATGTAGTGCTTTCTGTGGATAATGAAACAGCTAAAGAACGGTTACGAACTGAAATAATTTCATTCTTAAATACTACATATCGTGCAGAGAACATGTCTTTTGGTGAGAATATATCCTATTCTCTTATGACTTCAAGAATCAAGGCTTATTCTCCTTATATTAAAGACGTAGTTGTACGTACTCCTAGTAAAGATATAGAAGTAGGCAATATTCAATTTCCGAGGTTAAATAAAATATCTGTAAGGGTATTAGAAGAGTTATAGGTAGGGTTTATGTATGAAGTTAGTTGATAGAATACGAAACAGTCGATACATGACATTAATACCTGAAAAGTACCGAGAGAATGATGATTTCTTAGTATTTTTTTATTTATTAATACAACAGTTTGATATTAATGAGGAAAACATACGTAATTTCATAAAGCTAATTAATAATGATAGTGTTCCTATGAAATTTCTTCAAGCATTAGGTGCTTATAATAACTATACGTATCAGCACTTAGCAAGGAATGATTTCAATAGGGAACTTTCTATGCGTATGTTTGATATATGGGAACAGAGGGGTTCTAAGAAAGCTATTATTGACGCCGCAACTTGGGGTGATAATGTAGGTTGGGTTGGTGGTGATTTGTGGATTCCAAATTACTATACTCATACACAGCCTGCTACATTTGAATTACCTAGAGATAGGATTTTTAGGCATAGTGTTTCTAAGTTCTCTAGTACTCATGTATTTCAAGATGGTAGAACTTATATGCCAGGTGTTATTTTACTTTCTGTACCAAATCTAACTAAGACTGTTAAGAAACGAATTTATTAAGATGTCAAAACAATAGTCATGATTAAATTCATGATATACATTTTGGCAAAATAGTAAGTCTATCAAGAAATTGGTAGGTAGTAGCGACTGTAGAGTTGCTCAACAAAGGAACTGAATTGCTGGAAAGTCCTAAAGCTCAAACAACTACAACATAAGTTCTTAAATAAGAATTAAGTGTGAATGTAGCGAAAGCAGAAAAAATGTTTGAGATGGTATAAGGTTAAATCCTAAGTACTGTTAATAATGGATAATCAGCATCCAAGCACGAAAGTGAAGGTTCAACGACTATTCCTCGTGAGGGAAGTACATTCAAGCGAATGGAAGTGGTTTCGCCTAAGTCGCAAAAAGCGATATGGATAAGATATAGTCTGTGCTTGTATGA